ACACCCGTGATATTCTGGTCATTGTCAATCCTTATTTCTTTAATGACCGAACGCCAAAGCGTGCGTTTTTCTTCACGGGTCAAAGTATCGTAAATGGTTCTAAAGCTATTATCAAGAAGCCTGCGCACAGCTGCAAAGTCTGGCGGCGCTTCCTGCGCTGGTTCCGGTATCTGGTTAAGCGCAGAAACATATATTTGATAGTCTTTTTTATAGTCTTCAATGTCGATAAGGTCATTCACATATAGTTCTTTTAATTTAGTCAGTTTCCGTTTCAGTGCGGCTTTGTCAGTCCGGGCAATGGACGCTTTCTTTTTGGCTGCTTCCACGCCCCATTCAAGCTGGCAGCGTTCCAATTCTTCCCCTAAGTGTTCAAACAGCCATTGTTCCACGACGTCTTCACGGGCTGAATGATTATGAGAGCAGCGCCCACGCTGGAAATGCTGGTTGCAGCGGTAATAAAAATAATCACTGGATTTGTAACCAACAAGTTTGTGCCCACATTCAGCACAAGTCAGAATAGAAGTGAAAATATAAACCTTGCCAGATGGAGCAGAACGCACATTGCGTGTCAGAAGCGCTTGCACCCGGTCAAATTGCTGTCTGTTTATGATTGCCGGGCAGAATTGGTCATTATATCTGCCGCCCCGGTCATACACGCCAGTGTACAGCTTTTCTTTCAGCATACGCCGAAATGTGGCGTCACACCAGTTCACGCCGTATGTTTCCCGGACATAACGAACAGTAGCCCGCTGGGAAACTGTGCTTTCAAAATAATTAAAAGCGTCTTGCACAATGGCTGCGTCTTCCGGTACGACTTCCAGCCGCTTTTCTTCATTCACACGGAAGCCGAACGGAGCAGAACCGGAAACAACGGTGCCGTGTGCAATTTTGCTGTCAAACACCACGTCTATTCTTTCACCGTCTATGTCGGCTTCATTCTGCGCAATGGACAGCTTCACATTGATATACAGACGCCCGTTTGCGGTTGTCGTGTCGTACTCTTCATCAGTGGTCTTCCAGTCGCAGTTGTGCGCCTGCAATATTTCCATGACTTTGTAATAATCAGCAACGGAACGAAACCAGCGGTCAAGGCGGGCAAAAAGCAAAATGTCCACTTCATCACGCTTCACACTGTCCATCATGCGTTGAAATTCAGTTCTTTTGTGAATGTTCTTTCTGGCGGTCTTTGCGGCGTCAATATAAATTCCAACAATGACCCAGCCACGTTCCCTTGCGTATGCTTCCAGTCGTTCTTGCTGGGCTTCCAGCGACAAGCCTTTTATCTTTTGTTCTTCACCGGAAACCCTTATATATAGAGCAACCCGGACAAGCGCCGGGGCAATTTCCTTGTTTCTCATAATATCACCACAATTCTTGTCAATTTCCTTTAATTTCCCGTCATGCCGTGATAATATAATAAGTGCAGACGGTATGTTGTATCTGGTATGATATATCTTTGCACCGCACCCGGAGTGTTCCCAGCACTGCGGGTGTTTTTATTTGCCAATTTTTAACAGTAGTTGTGAACCTGCCAGACCTTTATAATTGAAAAGCGCCCAGCTTTTCCGATAAAAGAAAGGTCGTGGGAGATAATGAAAAAGAAATACATATATCATAGCAACCATAATTTATTTGCTATTTATTACAGCAGCAACAACACAATGTATATCAATCTTAACTTCACAGGTACGACACAACTAATCATTAAAAAATAAAGCGGGACCGCTGGGCGTCCCTTTAGGGGGACTACCCAACGTCACTATTGCCGCCGTTATCAACTGGCGGGTATTGCTTTTCTAATTCTTCCGGTGTGTCCGGTACGTCGTCATACAACGGCTTTTCTTCCGGCACGTCTTCTGCGTCTGCAGCGTCTATGTATTTTTCAATCATACGCCGCAGCGCTTCCCAGTCTGCTTCATCAAAAAGCGCAAACGTCTTGAAAATATTCTTTGCAAACTCATTCTGCCCGGTCATTACCCGGTCAATAAGTGCGCCGTATTCGGCTTCATTGCTGGCGTACATATCACCAGTGCCATTCAGCAGCCATTCTTCACTGATATTAAATTCACTACATATCAATTTATACAATGACAGCTTTTGTTCTGGTCTGGAAAGTCGGTTGTTTTCAATATTGTTGATAACATCACGATTTACGCCCAGACGTTCACCGAACGCAGCTTGCGACATTTTCAAAGTGTTCTTTCTCAATTCCTTTATACGTTCGTACACTTCCATAGAGTAGATACCCCCTTTCTTTTCTTACTGTGATTTCACTATACAACAACGATTTGAGTAAGTCAACACAAAAATATAAAAATAATTGCAAATAAGAGTTGACATACTCAAAACAATGTTATATAGTGAGTACAGAAACACAAATAAAGCGTTTCAAAATGAGTTAAAAACTCAAAAAAAGAACGGAGGTGGCAGCAGATGGCAGAGGTTGAGCGCACACGCAATGAAGTTATTTACAAAAGAGAAATCACGACAGACGAACCAAACGCACACGCTGAATTGATTTTGAAAGTGGACGGACTGCCGGAAGAAACACTGGACATTTTAAGAAAGAAATTCAACGCACTGGCAGAAATGGTGGAAAGAGAAGTGAGAGAAAAAGCCAGCTTGACTGCATAAAGTCAAGCTGGCAGCAGGTCACTTCCCTGCAAGTTCTTTCACATAGCGTTCAAATTCAGTGGAAGAAAGAACATCATACAGCGCAGCAGTTAAAATGCGCACCAGTTCTTCTTCCGGGATTGAACCGCCGTATTTTTTGACAGCCTTTGCAACAGAAGTCTTGATGGCGTCTTTGTAAATTGGCATAGAACACACCCCCTTTGCTATGGATTGCCAGCCCTGCACTGGCTGACAATCCAATTATAGCAGAGGACCACAACACAGAAAAGGAGGAAGCAGACATGGCAGCAGTTGAAATGAAAGACAAGAAAAAAGAAATGATTGAGAAGACCGCACAGGAGTTCCAGAAGCTAAACGGTGACAATCAGATGTTCATTTTGGGTTATATGCTGGGTATTCAGCAGGAACGCCAGAGAACCACACCGCAGCCACAGACGGCATAGGAGGTGGCAGAAATGGAAGTGCAAGGAACATTCAATGCCCAGCGCTTCTTTGACACTTTGGCAATGATTATTTCACAGCGGGAGGGCGTAAAAGTCACCGTGACCGTGAAACAGCCGGAGCCGGAAGAGAAAAAGCAGCAGTCAGCATAAGCGCTGGGCACAAACCAAAGGTTTTTCAAAAGTCAAAATGTGAATAGTAGCGCAAAGCTATTCAAAATAAATCATACCAGATACAAGGAGGAAAAGCGCAAATGAAAGAATTTGTGAAGAAAAAAGCGGTCATTGTCAAAGACAGACTGGGACTGCCAAACTACATGACCATGTTTTACATGGAGCCGGGGACATACAGCCCGGAGGACGTGCCGGAAATGTTCAAAATCAGAAACAAGATTGTCCCGGCAATCCTTATTTCACAATATCACAACACCGTGATTGATACGCTGGACGGCGGCGTTGCAGTATCACTGCCATTCCAGCAGCCAAAGCACACAATCAACATGAACGACGCAGCCAAAGCCTGCGCAAGAAAAGGTAATGGCTGGCACCTTATGACAAATGCAGAATTTGTCTACTTACTGCATGAAGCGGAAGAACTGGGGCACACAATCGGCGGTAACACCAATTATGGAGTAAATGCAGACAACCCGGACGAAAAGGGCGTGAATTACGACAGAGGACGCACACTGACCGGACTTGACCCGCTTACATGGTCCCATGACGGAACCGCAGGCGGCGTGTTTGGACTTTGTGGCAATTTCTATGAATGGGTAACGGGCTTACGCCTGCACTACGGCGTTATTGAGTATACAAAGAACAATGACGCAGCAGTGGACGGCTACACGACAGAAGCCCCAGACTGGCAGGTTGCGACAGTAAACGGAAAGCCGCTGCGATTATATGGCAACGACGGCGTGACACTTTCAACCAAAGAAGACGTTGAAGTGGCATGGGACGGCTGCCATATTAAGGACTTGCAGCTGGAAGAACTGGAAGAAATGCCGGAAATTGCGTACAAGCTGGGAATTGTACCGCATGACTGGAAGAACGAAACAGCCGGAATATGGGCAGACAACGAACTTGAAGAAGCCGTGCCTTTCCGGGGTTCGAGTTTCTACTCCACTTCCAGCGGTGGTGCTGGTGCGCTGCACTTGG